GCTCATCACTAACGTATCTCTCAACCGCTTCATGCCAACCCTCGTCCCCCAAACTCTGTTCAGTATAGGTACATCGAATCCTATTAAGTTGTGCCCTACTATCGTGTCTGCCTTGTTTAGCAAGGGTATTAATGTAGTTGATGACGTGTGACATATGTATTCATTTGTCTCGCTGTTATGTGTGTAGCAAAGCCATATTTTGTTATGACTACTGTCTGTCTCTATGTCGAGAACTAAGACCACGTTTACTCCTTTTCAGGTTTAGTTTCAATTGGTTGGTATGTTGTACCGTCCTTTGCTAAAAACCCACCAGAAACAAACTTCTGTTTAACAGGTATTTTCTGATGTACTGGTATGTTTTTATCATAATATACAAGAGCAATTCTATCATAACCGTTATCTGTGAAGGTAACATGTTCAAAATAATTAATCATTATAACTTCTCAAGTTCAATCTCCACTAGTTTAGCGTACCCACCAACATCATGCCAGCTGTCAGCATAGAAGGGGTCACCGTTAGATATACGTGCTAGTTTGTTACAGATTAAATCTAAACTCTCTTGCATGTACGGCTCCATTATAACCCAACTGGGCGCTGTACGCAACACATTCTTTAACAATTGTGATGTCGCTGCCACCTCTTTATACTCACCATAGCGCTTACCGCGTGCATCTAATGTTTCTTGTATGTTATTCATCTGTTCCACATCTCTTTCATTTTAAGTTCATGCTCTGCTAACTCTCGCTTGCGTTCCTCTTCATCTATCCGTATGTCGAATATCTTGTCAGCTAACAACGCCCTCTCTAGCTGTGTTAGCGGTGGATATCGTGTGTTATCACTCATGTTCGTACATCGCTTTAACCAAATGATAGAACTTAATCAACTCTTTGTCATACTTACAAGCCCAGTCCACTACCTCACCCTCCGGCTTATAACTTTCATCCCGCCACATACAAAACCCAGCCTCTTCAGCCAAGTCTTTAATCTCCTCTGTGAACTCTGGGTCAGCTTCATAATCAGGCGCTAGATACTTAGCTTCACTAATACCTGCTTTTATTGCAGTGAGTATACCTAACCGCGTCAAGGCTACTACTGCCTCTGGTGGAAAGTCAAACTGGTAAACAGCACTGCCATCCACATTCTCACGTAATAGGGTTACGTTACCTGTTCCTTCATCATTCATAAGTCACCTTCTCTTTTGCACCAGACAGCTTTGCCATCCTTGTTAATAAATCATTCAACGGTTCAATCATCATAACCCTACAACAGCTAAGTGTAATTGGGCTGAACTCAGTACCGCTATCGCTTTCCTCTATTCGGTTTAAATACTTATCAAAGAACTCTTTAACAAGACCTTGCAGTATTAAAGCATTATTTTCATTACGCATCTCAGCGCCTATCTCTTCATAGTCCATCACCACTCACTTTCATCAGCAACATTGACAGTCATCGTAGTACAGAGACCATTGTATACTGTAAGCCAACTCATTGTTATGATAGACCCGATACCTGAGCTGCTATCACATTCAATGGTTATTGAAGTGACGATGTTGTTTAGTTCTACAACCTCGTTAATCTTTTCTACAGCACTAGGTAACAGTGTTATTTTACTCATAGTTCTTCTCCTTCAATTTAGCCTCAACACCCTCAGCAACACCCTTGCCGCTACACCAAAGTTGGTAGCCTTCAGCGTTATGCGTGTTTCCATCAACAATCTGCTCCACCTCCTCCTCGGTTAACCCCACCCAAGGCTTCTGTGTTTCCGGCGGGGCACCTTTATACACATCTTTGACGGAAACGTGGTTTTCACTCATTTGTTCTTCTCCATCTTGAAGAAATTCATCTTGCTCATCGGCAGACATCTGAGCAAAGGTCTGAAAGTGGTTCTCACCGCAACAGTGAAACCGCACCTTCTCTTGTCCGCAGTAGCAACAGTATTGCGTGTCGTCTGCTAATAGTTCTTCTCGTGTCATAACGGTTCCTCCGATAATAATGTTGTTTCACTCAGTATACCATTCTTCTGGTCATATAGCAAGCCAAATTTCATACCCGTTGCACGCCCTGTGAACCTATCTTTAAGCACCCTGAACGTTGTTGTCTGCCTCTTTATAGGGTCTTCTTCTTGCTTATTCCGCTCCAATCCAAACATGTAGTGACTCCAACGTGCAATCGACCTACTACCCGTGAAGTGCTTCTCCATCACCCGACCCCCTTCTTCGTGAGGCTTACCATCAGGCGTGGTTAAGTGACTAATGAAGTGAATGATAACACCCAATTCCTGCGCCAACCCTGCCATGTCCGCCATGATACCGTCTAGTGCCCTACGCTCGTCCTGTTCGTTCGCTGATAAGGCCGTCAAGTGGTCTAAATAGATATGCTCAATGTCATATGCCTTGTTAAAGTATTTGATGATGCCCTTGATGGTCTTCCAATCCATTGTGCCGAAGTGCTCCATCATGTACAGTTGATCGCGGTTCTCCAGCCTATCAATCGATTTAACATACTGGTCTCTAGTCCATTCGCCATCAGGTATGTGATATAGCTTCTTGTCCAGCTTACCCATCACACGTTGTGCGGTTTCGACCACGTTCTGCTCTAAATAGATAACACCTACCTTCAACCCTAGCGTATCAATGTCGTATGCTATTTGTTGTGTAAAGATATCAGTCTTACCAACCCCGACACCCGCACCAAAGCCGAACAACTCACCTTTACGCCTCCCATAGGTCAACTCAGTCAATGTAGGGAAGCACCACGGCACACCCGCCACAGGAGGCATCAGTAGACGGTCGCGAATGTCCGCCATTGTAACAATACCTTCAGGTTTATATTGTTCTGCTGCCCACCATGCCTTTACATAATCTACTTCATGTCTATCTGTTAAGTAATCACATGCATCTTTATAATCAACTGAATTCTTAATTACTTTAGCTTTATTGCCGAATAACTCAGCCACCTCTGCCGATGCCTTCAACCCAGCTTCATCTCCATCAAAGGATATAACAATACAATCAAACGAATCAAGCCACTCGAACTGTTCTTTGCAATCCCCCAGTGCGCTACCCGCTCCTGTGCGAATACTAACAACAGGATAATTACCTAACATTTGATATGCTGCTAATGCATCGTATTCACCTTCAGTAATAGTTACATATTTACCGCCTTTTGTGAATAACTGTTGGCCGAATAACAATGTCTTCTGTTTATCCCCTTCAAACCACATCTTCTTTTCTACATTACGAACCTTCTGACCTTGAATGTTACCGGCCTTGTTGTAATAAGGAAATATAGTCAAGTTATCCGTTTGAGTAACATTATACTTGGTGGCTGTTGCAAAGGTTATCCGCCTATCCTTAAAACCCCCTACAAACGCATCAGGACGCTCTGTAACGCCTTTGATGGGCTTAGGTGATGGCATAGGTAGGGTAGTGCCCTCTGAACCCGTAGAGAGCCTTGTATACTTACCGCATGAAAAGCACTTAGTCGAGCCGTCTAGATTAACAGTTAACCCTTTCGATGATTCGCAATCGGTGCATTGTTTATGTGTTGCCTCATAAGTCATAACGTCCAGCCCTCGTGTAACACTTCCATTGCCTCTATCTCGGCAATCGTTAACGCTCTGCCTTTCTTTTCTATAAATAGGTTGCTTAGAAAATCATTCATACCAATTGAAGCAATTAACTCATATGCATCACTCAATGTAGCGTAATGTATATATTCGTCATAGTCTTTATTAGTCATCTGTTTATATCCTTTATTTAATTAGCCTATATACTACATACTATATAGGGGTTGCTTATAATCTTTTAATATTATTCTAAGCAACCCTAATTAGTTGTTATAGTGTTCATAGCCGTTGTAGTCGTCATAGTCTATATAGTCTATGATAGCAAAATCCATGCCAACTTCGTGTGTTATATCTCCCTTAGTAATAACTTCTACGTCATCCATAAAACTATAACACTTTAAGCATACGTCCATGTAGTCATTAGTAGCTACACTCCGCACTGCCAATTCATAGGGTGTTAATATTACATTGCAACAAATACATCTAGACATTTAATCCTCCATTATTAAAACAATTAATCCAGTTACTGCTAATACACATATTGAAATTAACATTGTTTCACCTTTACTTTAACCAATTTAAATACCTCAGGGTCATTGTTATTTACTTCAAGCCAGTCAATTGCAATTAGCCTTTCCGTGGTTTGAAATACAACTACATTAGTCCATTTAGTTTGTATCTGCCACATGTGTTACACCTCCCAATGTTACTGATTGTATCGTGGCCCTGTTAACGGCCCTGTAGCCCTTTGAAACGGTATCATATAGGGTTATGAACGTATCAGGGTTTAAAGTGCTTACACCACCCTTCAGATACTTTGTAACGCCAAGCCTACCATTCATAACCCGAAGCGAACCGTCACGTTTCGTAAATGTTACCGACACAAACCGGCCTGCACTGGCTAACAATAATTCATCAAGCATATATACACCTTTTTTCTAATATGTCATTCTTAAACCACGTCAATGCTTCTGGCGACAACGCTTTATATATATCTATTACACTATCACGGATATATACGCTGACAATGTATGCGCTTAAACTGTCCGGCGATAACTCATATGTCACATCATACCGCACGCCCCAATACGCTATCGTTTTTGTATGCTCGCTCATGTCGTTAAACCCCGCACCATCGCCGCCACGTGGTGCATACGCGCTTGTAATGTGATAGCCCTAGTGATGCGCCATTTTGCCGCCTGCACGCTTTTAACGGGTCGTGTGGTTTCAGTGTACGGGTTGACCAGTGCCACGCTGTTTACATGTTGCACAACTAAGAATTGTTTGTATGTGATAGTTTTCATTGTAATAATCTCGCTGTAGGGTAAAAGCACCCACGCAAACCCGTCTTAAGGGCTTGCATTGGTGTTCTAGTCTAAGTAATGTAGTTGATCTACAATTGATGTCTTAACATGATCTGAGAGCACGTCATAGAGGTCGCCCGTGCTGTCTAAATGTATAGACTGGATGTCGATATACACCTCGCCTTCCTCGCCTTGTTCGCGGGTGTAATAAACTCTAAAATACAAATCATTTGTACAAATGTATGCGGTTTGTATATTCATTACTGTGTCCATACGTCAAAGTACATGGCCAAGAGCATAACGCCCAAGCCAAGCATTAAAATGTAGGCGCAAGCGTTTGTAATCCAGTGTAATAGTGTTTTCATGATAACCCTTTAATGTTAGTTGCGAGAATAATGTATTGGCCTCTCATAACGACCGCACTCATCCCTATAAATTGAAATATAGTGGCCGTATCGTGAGCCGTCATCAAATGTAAGTGACCTTGTTTCGTCATAATTTAGTGGTGTACAGTCCCACATATGCGCGATGCTTTCAGCGTCCAATGCCTCTTGTAGTGTTTCGAATCTATTTTGCATGATAACCCCTTAGTGCTGTTTGTAGCTAACATTAGCCACTGTTTTGTCCCAACATGCGCGACAATCACCGCAAACGTTTTTACGGGTATAGGCTTCGCATAGTGTACCAATTGGGGCGTTTTTATTGTGTACTGTGCTTGTATGCGTAAATGTAGGCGCGTCGCCGTCTACCATAGCGCCCGATAAGCGCACAACTAGATTAGTTGGGAACGCGCCAAACGTATCAATAAATTTGTTGATGATACCTTTTTCTTTTGTTGGTAGCCAGAATGCTACAGTAGGCAAAGCCTCGCACACAGCCACGATGTTTAACAAATGTTGGAAGCTCTGGATGTCGCCGCTATCATGCCACCTAAAATAAGTAGTTTTTGAGTGGCCTATTTGCTTGACCATGGCGGGAACCCATTGTTTGTGGTACAGACTCGCAGCCCGTGTGATGTGGGCTTTGACTACGCTTGGGTAGCTATAGTTGGCTTTGAGTGCATAGCAGCCGTGACATACGCTACCAATTATTTTAGCGAGCTTGCTGCCTACTTTACAGCCGTGAGCACTGATTCCGTATGAACGACCGGGCATTTTGCTTGGGTCGCCTAATGAGCCCGCTATGGCCTTGGCTGCTTTAAGAGTTAACGTGCGTGTAGTCATGGTTTACCTTATCTAGGTTAGTTGGTTGAGATAACTAGTATAAGTCATCAGGAAAACCCCCAATAGTTGTAGGGGCTTTGCCGATTACTCTAGCAATTGTTCCAATGGGCCATAGTATTCCACCCCGAACGGGGTGTTGATAATGGCGTATTCAACGCCATATTTGATTAACATTTCCAAGGTGCGACCACCTTCTAAAGCCACTAGACGGCCCGTTTGAGCCATTGCTAATTGCGCTGGTGTAATAATTGACATAGCGGTCATGGTTTGGTTCCTGTCTGGTTGAGTTGTTAGGCTTGCTGTATCGCTTGCCATGTGTCTATTGTATCGGGTTTCAGTGGCTTGTCAACACCTATTTACTAGGTGTTTACCCTTGTGGTATAAATACAACATAACCTTGGCATGTGATGCTATAGCTTGTATCTATATAGCTTGTATAGCCACCCACTCCAGCCCTCACACTCCACAGCTCAACTACTCTTATGTCTTATAGAAGACTACTCTTATGTCTTATACAAGACTACTCTTATGTCTTATAGAAGACTACGTATGTAAGTGCTCACTATCACCACAAGCTCGCAAGCTCGCAAGCCAATGCCAGCACCATTCTATATAGGGGGCGGGGGAGGGGAACTCGTTAGTGTAATTATTGTAGTACCCGCCCAGATACAAAATAGGGGCTATGAAGGAAAAGCTAGGTCAAAATAGGGTTTAATTAGGGACATATCAAATAACACCTATAT